CATTCCATAGACCCCCAAGACGAGTTGCATCAGTTCCAGTACCTAGCCCATCGATTGTTAGCTGAACAGGGGAGCCGTTAGGGACCGTTAAAGGTGCCCCAACTGTCCAAGCACTGTCTACAATCTTATTCCATCCAAATGAGTTCTTAGTCTTATCAGTGTACGATAAGTCACTTGGAGTAAGTCTTCGCAACTCAGACGTTCCACCAGAGACGGAGGAAGGAGTAATTACCTTCCCTGAATCGCCAGTCCCTGAGATTGTTATGTGCTTTGGCTCATGACATTCTGAGTGAGCTATGTTTTGGTGGAAAAAACTTGCCATTATTTGCTCTCAAGATAAGAAGATATTGCTGCTTCTGCAAAGTTCTTTTGTGTGAAAGACCCATCTAATACTGGAGGTAACTGCCCACCAGTGGAGAACCGGATTCGCCAATAAGCGTACACAGGGTCACGGTAAATCTCAATCTCTTTACCGCCGTCAGTCTTTGCTACCTTTTCTGATTTTGGTGCTTCGTCTGAACGTGGGGTTTCATCCCAATCAACGTTCAATTTTTTCATTTGCTTCATGTATCAAGTCTCAAGTAAGGAAGAAAGGGGGTCGTTTCCAACCCCCTAGTTTATTACACAGCAACAGGAACTTTGTACTTAACGAACAAAGTAGCTGCGCCAGCAGTAAATGTGCCAGTTGCAGCAGCAGTTACTTGAACAGCATCAGAGCCTACGGTTGTGCCAACCAGCGCACCAGCACCTAACGCCCACTTGCCTTTAGTATCGATTGCAGCCAAAGCTAAAGCAGCAAACAAGCCGTCAGCGTCAACTACAGAACCCGCAGGGGTTGAGAAGCCAACGTTGTAGCTAGTGCCGCCAGCAAACGCTGTGGTTACTTGCAATTCAGCAGAAATAACCTTAGCGTGAGCAGGTACAGTCAAGATACCAACGTCATCGGCAGATACAGCAGGTAAGTTCGCATAGTCAAAGTCAATACGGATTGTTTTTTCTTGTTCAACAGAGGACATTGCACCGGGCTTTTTCAATACAACTGCATCAGCCGGTCCAAAGTATTGTGGAACACCATTAAGGATTTCTTTTGTAGCCATAATTTTTCTCCTTAATTAGCGTGCAGACAAGACGGTTACAAGTCCGGTTGGGCGATGTCCAGCCAAACCATAACGTGCAGTAATCTTGTACTTAGTGCGACTGTCAACTTTGTCCTTATCTTCCCATGACTCTAAGCCCGGACGACGACGCCACGCACCCATAATAGGCTTGTACGAATCGGAGGCTACAGACATAAAGAAGTTAGCAACGGAAGCAGCAGGCGAGCTTGCATCAGACGCACCTACGGAAGACGCGTTGATTGTCTCTGCACCTAATTGTGGTAATTGTTCAGAAACGTAAACGTCAAAACCGGCAATGTTACGAATGAAGGTCATGTTCTTACGGAAACCTTGAGTTACCATACCTTCAAACATTGGGTTATTGATAAAGCCTTGAGCGTTTACAGCTTTGTCAAATGTTAAAGCAGCGCGTGGGTGAAGAACAGCAATACGACCTTCTTGGGGAACGTGTGCCATGTTCAACGAATACGCAGCGTAAGCAAAGTCATCTAAGCTCATTGCTGCCGAGCTACCTTGAGCAACGATACGATGTGCTACACCGTTGCTGGCATTGGTGTTCGATGCAGTTTGGATAGAGTTGTGCTTTGCTAAAACGTTAGTTAAGAACTTGATTTTCATGCCACGGGTAGCTTCATCAAGAGCCTTCATGCCAACTACGTCAACATATTGGTCTTCTTTCAGCTTGTCCGACTGATACCAGCCAGCGTAGTCATACGTATCAACTGTCAACGTAATACGGCCGGTGTCAAGTGCATCAAAAATCATTTCTTGGTCTTCGGCCAAGGAGTTAGATACTGTGCGCGCTTGGATTTCACCCGAAGTAGGTACGTTCAAAGTATCGCCGTTTGAGAGTTCGCCAGACATATCGAAGATAAAGTCCAGCGGAAGCAATTCGTCTTTTAAGGTTTCTTGTACGTAATCACTGTAGACCTGTTGACGAATGGCATTTGTCGTGTTAAGACTTGTATTTGCCATGATTATTTCCTATTGGTTATTGGTTTTTCATATGGTATTTTGCACGAGCATTCATCCACTCTATAGAACGGGCAATGCTATTCGTGTCTAGGTCTGGCATCTTCTCTGCTTTTCCGCTTGAGCGTATAGCCTGAGTATTGACAGACGATTTAAATGAAGACTGCGGAGAAGGAGCTTCTGGCTTTACACCGAACAATTTAAGGAACGCCTTCGGTTTGGTTTGAGCTAATAGAGTCGCTTCTTGATAAGTCATGTCGTTTTCCAACGCCACGGCCTCAATCTTCTGGTCTAAGCCCTCACGTCCCAAGGAGTTAGCAAGAGTGACAGAAACGAACTTAAAGTTCTCTTCCATCTTTGCTCTTTCACTTTCTTGTCGGAGTGCAGCTAAGGTTTCTTCCTTCGCTTGCTTTATTAGTGCGTCCGTATCCAATGAGGCTTGTTTCTCTTGGGACGGCTCTTGCCGCACTTTCTGTTCTTCCATGGTCGAAAAAACATCTTCAATCTTACGGGACTTCTCGACTTCAGCCTTTAAAGCAGCCATATCAGCTTGTAGTTTCTTGATATAACTTTGACTGTCATCTACTCGTTTTTGTAGGATGTGGGTTAGTTCTTTCTCATTTGCCTGCTTAACTTCGCCTTGGGCTTGTGTTCCCTCGGATTGGTCGGCAGTTCCACTGGCATCAGCCGTTGCAGGGGTTGCCTGCTCAAAAGACATGTTACTCATTCAGGTTCTATCTCAAGTAGGTTGGTTTGGAGGTTTTTATAGGCAAAGGCGAGACCCGCTTGTTTGCCTCGTAGGAACAACTGATTGCTAGACCAGTCGTTGACTTCGGAAGGTGCCTGTAATAATTCTTTTTGGCACTCATTATACTTATTATACACCTTTAACGCTAAAAAGTCCAGTAATAACTGACATTCTTTAGGGTTTCGTTCCATAAATCCTTTCAGATTCTCAGGAACTCCTGCGAGTGTAGTGAATTTCATAAGGGTTCAGACTCAGCGACCATGCGGTCCTCTGTCATTTGGTTATTCAAAGCCTGCGCTTGTTGTTGCTCAGACAGTCTAATGTAAGGTTTTACTGGCAATAGCTTCGCTGTATCTGTAGCAGCAACCATAGCGTGAGCCATATCAATAGAGCTGATGTGCATACGCATCTCAGGGTCCATCTGTTGATTCATTACACCAAGGGTCTGTGCAAGACGTGCCTTCTCTGCGTGGTGACGAGCACCTACAGGAACAATACGCCCGTTTGATTTCAGGTCTTCCTTTGTAACTGTAATGAACTTTTGTGCCCCAAAGTCGTCATCTGTAGTCTGTACAATATCTTCACCGGATATATTTCTACGAGCTACTTCGACCATCCCGTTGACCGCCTTCTCCATAAACTGCTCAGAGAAGTATTCAATCTTGTGCTGGAAAATTCGATAAGCGGCGTTAGAAAGTTGTTCCACTTCAAATGCTGTCTTCTCACCGGGAGTACGGATACCCATGGCTTCTCGTGGAGAGCCTGCGTACATTTCCATCAACGCCTCAAGATACTGTATATCCATATTGGCTTGTAGGAAAGAGGCATCTGGACGAAGGAAGTTAACAGAGCCATCTGCCCCATCTATGTGGTAACTCTGTGCAAGCAGTCCCCCGAACTTCTCCCCGGATTGGGTAACATCGCCAGCGGTAACAACAGTAGGCACTACAAACTCATCAAACGCATCTGCTTTAGTATTCTGCAAATGGTTAATCATGTATTGCATACCGATTAGGTTTTCCAATGGACCCATCGCCCAAAGGCTCTCAGAGCGGTTACGCCAGCCGCAGTGATAAATGTAGGGAGTCCCATCATAGGACTTGATTGGCTCGCTACGGAGAATCCAGCGGCGGTCTAGTACAGTGATTACATGATTCTTCAGGAACTCGCCTGTCGCATCGTTATAGAAGTCCCCGTAGAAGTCTAATATCTCTACGTGGCCTGACTTCAAGTAGTCATAAGCACTTCCATAGCCACCAACTTCAATGTGGATAAACTTATTGATGTAGCGGTCTTTTGCGGTTAGCGTGTAGGCACGTAAGTCCTTAGCCTTGGTAACAGCCTCTTGAAGATACCCTTTCTCTGGATTGTCTTCTACTTCTCGTAATAGTTCGCCTATAGTCATTATCGAGCACAGGATTTTAGGGGAGCGCTCAAAGGACGTTGCCAGTGGATTGAAAACAATATCGTATGGGCTGATACGTGAAAATACTGGCCCCTGATATGCTACGCTCTTCTCGCCTGTATCTGGGTCAACAAACACTTGGTTCTGGTAATGGGCCGTACCAAAACAGTTTCCTGTCTCGCCCCAGTCATCTAGGCACTTACGAATCTCATTCTTAAAATTGTTAATGCGGCACTTAGTTAGTATGTACGCTTCAACCGCTTCTCGTTTATCCTTTACAACAGCGGCGCGGTCCATCCCTTGAAACTCTACCCACTTCTCTACACTGAATAAAGCAGAGTAGTAGTTAGCGTTAAGGTTATCTGAGATTTGGCATATCTTAGGGATGTGAGTAGAATGGCTCCAGCCTTGCTTGGCGGAAGGGTCTGAACTGAATCCACCGACACCCGCGTTAGAAGTCTCCATGGTTGACGTCGCGTACTTATACGCACGAACCTCTTCCCATCGCTTCTTCGCCTTCTCATTGGCGTTATCCCATTCCTCGTATACAGATACAATACGAGTAGCCATATCATCTGGCGAGAATGCCTGTAAGTCTAAACTATTAGCGCCTGACATTATTTACCTTACGTAGACTCTGCCGCCGAAGCGACTATGTGTTTTGAACTGAACGACATTGTTATTCTGTTGACGTGCAGGTGGCCTTGATATTGTTATTGCCGTTGCCAGAGCGTCTTTCAAGTCGTCGTGTGGAGGATTTGGGAGTATGATTTCTTCTTCTAGTAAACCGATTATACCAGACTTTGGGTGCCATATAGACTGGTTTTCGTATCTTGGCTCTAAAATAGCAGCGATACGTTCTGATTTCTTGCCTTCGTTAGCTGTCTTCGCTTTACCGTCTACAGCTACAGAGGCTCCGTTTAGCTTAATCTGGTCTTTCAAATACTGGGCTACAAGCGAGCCACCAGCGTTAGTTTCCACTTGAATCTTGCGGAAGTTCCACTTAGCCTGTAACCCAATCATCCTGTCGTAATATACATCAAATTTATTTGTCTTAAACCGGTCAATATCTAATACGTAGATGTCCCCGTCTTGGTCAACCCCTATAACAACTATAGCGGTATAGTCTGATTGCTTTCCATCTGTATACGCTACGTCCATTGCCGCAAACGTATTCAAAGTCTTATTGTTGTATCTCCATTTACTTTCAAGAAACTTTAGATGCTTTTCATCATAATACTGGAACTTACTACGGTCAAGTTTATGTAGTTCTGGGTCGTTAGGTTCGTTATAATACTGAGCGTAATACTGCTCCATCCTACCCGACGCTTTGTATTTAGACTTCTTTCTAGCAAGTTCATTCCAATCAAAGCCGAAATGTTCTCCAATTTCCGGCACAAGTTTACGCGGCCAACAGAACCTTCCTTCTTCTTCAACGGTCCTGATGAACACTTCGTAGTTTTTTTCTGCTCCAACAAAATTACCTTCCTCGTCGTACACTTCCCTTTCTTCATCCATCATAATCTGGTACTGGTCTTTGGGATGGTAACGAGTACCAACCGCTTTTACGATGGAATTGTTTGTTGCAATAGAGCTAAACGCTGCGTATGTACCTTTTACTTCCTCTCTTCCGGCTTCTGTATCGAAGTTCTTTTCTGTTACTAAATCGTCAAATACTAAGACGTTAAAGTGGAACCCTGTGTTAGTTGAGCCAACAGAAGTTGCCTTCATTGTCGGGTCATTTATTCCACGAGCACGTCTTTCTGGATGATGTACTTCAAATTCATTCTCGTTCCACTTGTACAGCGGTACGTGCTTTTGACGACCCTCATCATCCTCTACCCAGTTAAGCATTTCAGGCCAAAGAGTTCTGTATATATCTGACTCAAGAATACGCTTAATGAACCGTGTCTGACGCTGCGCTAAGTCGCTAACTCCCGTTACATACGCTATTGTCGTCCACGGGGTCTTAGTTATATGCCAAGCGGCCCATATTGCTGCTGCCGTACTCTTTTGGTGGTCACGAGGTACAAGGGTTAGCTGGTCTTGCTTTGCATCCGCCTTTGTCCAGAAGTGAAACATTTGTTTGTGTAAGTCACCCCAGTATCTAGTAGGGAACATTACACAAGCAAACGTATATAAATCCGCTTCACAGAGTTCACGTAGCTCTTTTAATTTCAGATTCATTAAATAAGTCTTTCCGCAACCTTCACTAGAATCGCACCAACAGCTCCAGACCCAAGAAGTCGCAGTATCCCGAAGATAGGCTTGTGTTCCGCTGCGTGGAGTTCCACCTCTTCTACTCGCTCTTCTATGTCTGCAATCTTTACGTCTTGCTTTGCAATGTCTTTGAATACTCTGTTAATTGTCTCAGATTGGTTAGTCTGCCGTTCGTCTATTCTCGCAAGATGTACTAGCGCATCAGATACTTTATCAAGTTTGTCTTCGACTTTATCAAAACGCTTTGACAGCTCATCTAGCATTTTCTTCTCGTCCATCATCGCGGGAGTTTAATTTTGTTAAGGAGTTGAACAACGTTTTCTTGGTCTTTCTCTTTACTGTCCTGCTTTGGTGGCTTTCTTCCCTTTGCCTTAGACTCTTTTGATTGTTCGTGTAAGTATCTCTGTGCTGCTACGTTCCCGTTTATTGCTGAGTCCTCTAGGAGTCGATAGGCTTCTGCCGCCTTTCGCATCTTCTGTTCCTCAAGTGCAATAGCAAGGCCGGGGAACATCCCTACAACGCCATTCCACATACGCTTGTTCCGCTTCAGACGGCCCCATACATGCCAAGAGCCACATATTTTCATGGCTGCATCATACTCATCATTCGCGTGAACGATTGTCATGTGGGCGCTTGGGAGCACTTGCCCGTTGAACTCTTTTTCCCATTCAGTCAAACACCACTTAACAAGGTGTGGGTTTGTTTGCTGAAGCTCTAGGAAATATGACTCAGTAATAAACTTACCCGTCTCTTCATTTCTGAAAGAGTCGTTGTTGAGCCATGGAAGGTTTTTGTAGTTAATCATAAATTCTCTTGTTTTGCGAAGCCAGTGAGCGAGTCTGTCGATGATGTAAGCGAGCCACCGCTAGATGAGGATATTCCTTTTTAGTATAGTGTTGCTGTAACCCAAACAAATCTAGGGTCGATGGCGGTTGTCGTGCCGCCGTTTTGCCCGTAAGTATATATTCGGCAATTCGTCGTTCCATGAGAGCCTACAGATACAGTGCCGCCGTGTCCTGATGCGTTTGTGTCGAGCAGCACCGAAAGCCCGTAATCATCTGTCTTGAACGCATTTGCCCAGTTTATTGTGTAATCCCCCGCGCCAGTTCTATTAACTGATGTGACGCCAACGCTTCCATCAATTACTATAGCCCCGCCATCCCAGTGAAATTTAACCCAAGCTGTTCTATGCTGGGTGTGGTACAGATCAACAGGTGTACCGCCAGCCTGTTCAAAATATCTAACAACATTTCTCGTCCCGTTATCCGACAAGAACTTAGCGTCTGTGATGTCGTGATAAAAC